AGGGGAAAGCCTCATCCGGCTTCCGCGAAAGGAAAGAATCTTTGCTAGGTTTAGTTCTACAGTCAGCACACGGCCTCCGCTCTTAAGTTGATGATGAAGGGGGACAGCATAAGCCGCCCCCCCTCATCATCTAACACCTAGATACCGTCGCTGTACAGGGCAGACAGCGGCTTGTAGATCACGGTGCCACCGATGCGCGAGTGCGTCGGTACCTCAAACGCGAGACCCCTCTCCTGCACGGGGAGAGCTTCGAACTCCTGGGGGATATGAAGTTCTAGCTTTGACGGGTCGCGACGGTAACAGACCATTCGATCTGTTCCGCCAGCCCCGGCACCGGTCAAGCGGTACCAGTGATCCACGTTACGGATCCAGGCATTATTCGAGAGAAAGAATTTCAGCACCGTTGTGTCGGTGTCGACGATCCTTTGTTGGTTGATCAACGCATACTGTGCGGGAGGAAGCAGGAGGGTGTCCGGCGTCTCGACGCTGTTCGTCGTTGAAATAATTTGCTGTACCATCTCCCCCATATCATCGAGGATCTGATCCGGCGTTGCCGCCGCCCAGCTCCCGGTCGTAGCCGAGATAGCGGGGACGTTGGCGTTGTTCAGGAAGCCGACAAGCCCGGAGGACGGGTCGCCAAGAGCGGCGATCTCGTCTACCTTTTGCTCGTGCGCACGGCGCGCAGCGTCGGCCTTCATTGTCGGAAGGGAGCGGTTCGCCATGGCGGAAGCGCGCACCTCTTGCAATGAGTAGCCAAAAGAAATGCCAAGGCTCTCGACGGGAGAAGTAAACTTATTCCCGAAAGCGTCGGCGCGTGGCAAGTCGTCCGCGTAGTCGGAGACGAGCTTCGCCATCCCGACCTTATCGAACTGGTAATAGGTAATCGACTCTGCACCCGGACCCGCCTCATTCGAGACAGGAAGAAACATCCTCGAGCGGAGTTCCGGATAGAGAACGTCGAACTGCCGAGACAAAACCGCCTCGAGTTCTCGTGCGAAGAAGATGCTCTGTCCCTCGTCAAGATTCATGAATTTGCGACTCATGGTGATCTCTCCTTTTCCTTTCAAAGTTAGATCGCCGCGTCCGCGTCAATCTCAAGAATTGCGATCTCGCCCGCTCCAGCGGAAGAGATGAAACGACAACCGGAAGCCGGGACAGCATCGCCGCCGTCAACGTCCGTTCGCCATGCTCCGAGGTTCTCTCCGACGCCAGCCGTGATGCGCACGTGCGGGGTGTCGCCGGGAACGCATGCGTCCTCGACGCGCACGTAGATCCGGCCGACATGCAACACGTTGAAAACGTGCGTTGGGTCGACGAGGTTCATGTCGTCAGCGCCAACCGTGTTGGCGTGCGAATGTGCAGACAACCCGAGCAACGCAACACCGGCAGAAGTCGGAAGCAGCGCTTGATTGTCTGGGTCAGTACCAGCCACAACGGCGAGGCCATAGTCGAAAGACGCGACCTCCTCGCTGATACGACTGAGCACATCGTTTCGGGGTGAAAGATCTGCGAACATTCCAGGGAATGCAATAGCGAGATCTGTGGGGTAGGTGAGCTGTGCCATCTTCTCTATTCTCCTTCTCGCCTAGTTGGCGACGCTGACGGGGTCCGCGTTGCGGTCCTTCGAGGCGCTAAGGGGTTTCTTCCAAGCGGAGCGGTTACGCTCCAAGAAATTATCTCGGGCCTGATCAAGCCTGCTCTTCTCGGTCGCACCGTCTGCATTTTGTGCAGCAACACGAACCTCGCCGAGAGACTCTTTAGCTTTCTTCTCCGTCTCAACCTTCTCGCTATGACCTTCGACCGCGTGATCGAATCTAGCTTCGAGGTAATCGCTCGAGCATCCGTCGAGCTTCTCCGCTGCGCCGGGGCTAATCGCCAGGACAACGCAACGCTTGATCTCCTCGTCGGTAGCGTCGGGCTTGAACTCGTCGCCCAACACCTTCGACCCTACAGCCTCGAGGGCAACACGCGCACGCACGACATCTCGGATGCGATCAGGATCTTCGGCGTCTACTCTAGCAGCTTCAAGCTCTTTAACCTTCTCGTCCGCAGCGTCGGCGCGAGCCTCGGAAGCGTCGAGCTTGGCGGAGGCATCCGCCGTGATCTTGTCTGCCTCGGTCTTGAGGTTTGTAATCTCGGCGGCGTCTTTCTCAAACTTTTTCTGGATTGCCTGGCGGGCCGACTCGTTGCCCTCAAGCTCGTAATCCACACCGTCAACGGTGATCTTGATCTTCATCGTTTCTTTCTCCTCGTCGGCGGAATCCGCCGAGACATCTTGTGAATCATTGCCGCCCTCTTTTTCCTCTTCGGCTGCATACAACGCGGCGACCTGTGCTGCGGCCTCTTCCTTCGTGGGGTGTTCCCCCATGACTTTTCCGTCTTCGTCTTTGAATACGAACCAAACCCCATCCATCTCTTTTATCGAATAGGGGTTGTCCTCGTTAGTGACCTCGTCCTTGACCATGAACCCGACAGACTCAGCGCCTTTCGAATCCATGCGCGCGGCGACCTCGGGGCCTGCTCTGCCCTCGTCGACGATCGCCACGTGATTGTAAACGATCCCCCTTTGGATCGCGTCGTACTCTTGGCCGTCCTCGGTGAAACCGTGGGAATCCTCGAGGTCGCACCAATAGCCGCAAGATAGCTGGCGCCTGCCTTGCTTCATCATCTGGATGGATTCCCCATCTGTGATCATGAGCGTCGCGCGGACCCTCCCGATATCCTCGCGCACGTCTTGCCCGACGCTGCCTACCGACAAGCCGCGCGCGTTGTCCGCCGTTACAGGCTTTGAAGGGTGACCCATCGTGAGGGATGTCATGCGCAAAGACTCGAGGCTGTCCTCGGAGAACACCTCTTCCTTCAAGCGCAGTTCTCTCCGCCTTGTTCCGTCAATGTTCCGGTATGTGAACACTCCGGTTCGTGTCAAGAAAGAGTCGGCCTGTAGAAAACCGTTAGGCATAGCCTTTGGCTTCCTTAGCTCGCCCGCGTCGTATCGTTGGTGTTTCTTCATTTACGCAACTCCGCCCCTTAGATAGTATCAAACCTTGATCGGAGGTCGATCTCTATTTACTAACTGCGCCAGCACTAAAACTTCCTGCCTTCTGAACGCACGTTGACAGGCACGGATCATCTTTTCTTCCCACCTTAGAACCCTAAGATCGAAGGCTGGCTGTGTACTACGATCGCCATCTATCGACTCGAGCAATTCACCTTCGTCGCGACGGCGCTTGCGCGTTATTGGTATCGTCGTGCATCTACAATTTATATCTTGCTTGGCTATCCCGAAGTTTCCCGGATACATTGCACGCAATCCGGAGATCTCGAACGGCTCGCCCATCTTCGCTTTTTTCCCGTGAAGGCGTCGGTGTATGTCACGCACGCGCGGATCCATCGTGGCCAGCCATTCTCTCTCGTGTATGATTCCCGATTGTCTTTGCCCATCGAACCTCGCGAAGTTCGCGGCGGAGTTTACCTCGGTGCGAGCTATGGTCCTCGCGCGTATCACGCTCGCTTCTTCGAAGACCCCTCGGATTCTCCTCGACAGTTCGTTGATCCCCTCGCCACCAAGCACGCCTTCGGCGAGTGCGTGGGCGATGGCTTTTCTCGTTGTATTATTTATCCCAGCCACCCGCACCGCTCCGAAGTCGGTTAGGTACCCGATGACTTTAGGATCGATCATATTGAAAGAAAGCTGAATCCCCGCCGAAGATCCGATCCTCCCGATCTGCCACGATCCAAAGTCGTCGATTATGGCTTGCACCTCGGGGGTCAGCTCGTTCGTGAGCTGCAACGGGATCGCCTCGTCGACGATCAAGGGGATATCGTTGCTCTCTATCTGGTCGAGGCGCATTAGCAATTCCGGCCTCGAGGCTGCCTCGCGATCCGCAATGCTTTTCTCGGGGACGTATCGATCGATCCGTCGTCTCGCATGTAGTCGTCGCAGACGAACCCGGCGTCGAAAGCAAAGGACCATCTGTCGCAGTAGTTGCCATCTGCAAACGCGCAAGTTTTGCAAGCGTCGGCGCGTCTTGCCTCGTCGGTTTGCAACCCGTATCCTGGCACGTCCTCGCGTGAGTCGATCTGATCTCTTGCCTCGGTCAGGATTCTAAGCCTTGCCCGCTCTTGCTCGGTCTCGGCTCGCTCGTCTTTGTCGAGGGATGTCTCGGCGCTGTACTTGTCCCCGCCGAATCGAGAGAGCGCAACCTCTTCGGAGGTCAAGACGCCGTGGCCCAGATAGATATCATCGGACCTCGCGATAGATAGCCTGGCCTCGGCCTTCTCTTTCGCGTCCTCCTGGAAAAGCGGATTGAACTCGAAGCCCCACGATCCCGGCTCGACTCCTCGAGTCGGCCCATCGGATGCGTTCAGAAGGATAGTTAGCAGATATTCAAGACGAGGCCGAAGGACGGCCTCTTGCATCGATGCTACGTGGTCATAGAAAAGCCTGATGTCGGATTCGCCGGTAGAGTTCATGCCAGCCGGAGAGCGGCCGAAGAGGAGGGTCACGGGGATCCGAGTCGCTGCGCTCACCCTCATCATCTGCCGATCGTACAGGTCCGCCATCCCTTGGACGCCCGCCCCTTTTCTTTCGAACTCCTCGTCCTCGTCGAGCGGCACGGCGCGAACGATGCTCCGAGCTATGTCGAGCATCTGAAGCCGCTTGATCACGAGTCCATCTTTATCCGCCGCCAGCGCCTTCGCCAGCCCTTTGATTTTGAAGGTTGCTTGCGAGAAATCCTGTAAGAGATTCGCGATGCTCTCCGAGGCTGTCTGAAAGTCTCGGATGATATCGGACGTGCGAGAAAGCACGCTTTCCGCCCACCCGGAATTCTCTTGTCGGCGTCGAACGCTTGTTCTCGTCCCGTCGAATCGGATCGTCCTTGTCTCGTGGATCAAGGTTCCAAAGGGTGTATCTCCCGAGTAGGTTGAGGATTGTATCCGGTACACTTTCGGCAAGCCGTATTTCGGCTCGGTCGGATCGGTGTAGTAGCTGTCGACGTAGACGTCGAACCTGTCGAGCACAGTCATCCAATCGATTGATCGGATCGTGTTTAGGTCGAGGGGGTCTGTCGTCTCTCCGCCGTCATCAACTCCGAGGAGGATCACAGATCCCCCGTACAGCCTCGACCAGATCAGCCCATTTGTGATCGCATCTCTCGCGCCTATGCCCTCGAGTTCCTGCATGATGAGGGAGCCGATCTCCACATCATACCCCTCGCTCTCCCCTTGAACCATGACGTCGATCCATTCCCTCGTTGACTCTTGCGCGGGAAGGTCGATGAAGGTCGATACGATGTCGTCGCCGTGGTACATATCCTCTAGAAGTTCTTTTTGATTCGTGAGTCGCGCCGAGGGTTCGAACCTGGCGCCGAGTCTTTTATCTCTCGAGGTGCCGAGTCCGGTTAGGACATTGACCCACCCGTCCTGCCTAGCTTGCGCGAACATATCTCCGGCCTTGTCGATGGCGTCGGATGTCCACGAGATCGTCCCGTTGTTTTTTACGTTTCCGGTTTTCGGCATCTCGTCTCCTACATTCGGATCATCGCCGCCAGGTGATCAACGGCGTCGAACTCCTCTTCGATAACGGCTAGCGCATATGCGGCGGCGTCTGCCTCGTCTGGCGATTTCATCCCGCGCGCGCGCATGTCGTCCTTCGATTCGATCTTGATCTGTCCCTTGCTTGAGAGGCTCCACCTCATCCCGGAAAGCTGCCCGCGTAGGTTATCATCATCCGGGATTGCAAGGGGAATTTCCGCTTCCGGGTTGAGTCGCTCGCGCAAGGTCCAAAACCATTCGGCTCGAGAGTTCAGATATCTTGTGGGATCGCTCGACTTCATGCCGCCTCTCATCTCTATAATCTTCGCGGTCTTATCATCAACCACTTCGATAAGACGATCAAAAACTCCCGCCCCTATCCCGTCGGAGTCCACCCGTGCGGCTTGGGCGCCGGTCTTCTTGATTGTCTCGATGACAGATCCCACGGTCTCCATCGTCGATTGACGGGGAAACCTGAAGATCTCACGAACGCCAAGGGTGGGGATTGCATCGACTATGATCGTTTTATCCGAGCCGTGCCTTGCGACGTCCACCCCTAGCTGCCCGCCGGTGGTGGGCCAGACTCCGCCCGCCGTGTAGCGGTTCCACCTCTCGCATGCGGCATCGATCCACGACAGCGGAACCAGCGTCCGATCGTCGGAATCCGGGAAGTTGCCGAGGACCCTGGCTTGGAAGAGGGGAGAATTCTCTCCCCATTCCTTCTGCCTATCCTCCACCCATTGGTGAGTTGATAAGCCGGGGATCAAGGGGCGCCGCTCTTTGACATTCGGGATATCGTGCGCCGAGATATGGATGCAACACCCGACGTTATCCCGGAAGAGATTATAGAACGGGCCGCTTGATTCGGTGGGGTTCCCGATAGCTAAAAGCCGATCGTCCCTCCCGACGAGAACGCCTTTCACCGCGTCCCAGATCTTGTGATCCACGCCT